GCAGAAAGAGAATCGCAAGAAAATAAATGGGGTGAGCAAATGCATCACACAGATGAGTATTGGACTGTAATTTTAGGAGAAGAGTTTGGAGAAGTAGCTAGAGAAGTATACGAAAAGGATACACATAATTTATACAACGAGTTAATTCAATGTGGGGCAGTATGCATGGCATGGGCAGAAGCAATACAGAAACGAAACTTAGGTAAAGATATAGAAAAAGGAGACGATCTTTTATAGTTCCGAGAGTTACAATACTTCCGAGAGTTGTAGTTGCAACTATTTAAATGTTTATGGTATAATATAAATATACGATCCAATTTTGGGCGTATTAAACTATTGGAGATTACCTTATGGTAGCTCCAGAAAAGGAGTAACATTATTATGATGTACACCAAAAAAGACCGATACACAATTCGTGTAGCTAATCCAAGTGCAATGAAACGATTCAATGAAGATGGTCGTAAGTATTCTGAAATGGATGCAAGAGTAACCTTCAATGATCTTGTTGTAAACCTACCAAATGATCCTAATATTCGAAGTAACGAAATTTTAGGTAAACAATTAAACAAAAAAAAGGGCACCCCAGTCACAGTAAAAAAAACTGCTAGACAAGAAGAAGGTACTCCCGGTTTGTTCGCAGTAAAAAATAAAGGGATAACAGTAATTGCAAAAGACATTAAAAAGTTTAATGAAACTACGTATGAAGCACACATCCCAAGCGGTTATGGCATTGCTGATGGGATTAAAACCTATTCAATTATTCAAGACGTTATTAAAGAAGAAAATAGAATTATAGACGAGTCAGTTAAAATTAATTTTATTATCGGTGACTTTACTGACGATGAAATACTAGAAATTTCAACAGGGCTAAACAGTGGTGATGAAGTTGAACAGTGGTCTATATTTGATCAACAAGGTGTTTTTGATCCAATTAAACAGGCTTTAAAGGGGCACGATGCAGAAAACTGGATAAGGTATAATGAAACTGATCCTAAGAAACATGAACACACAGTATTAAATTCATTCGCTAATGTTAGACATGTAATATCATTACTTAAATTATTCGATATTACATCACCTCCAAAAACAACTAAACATCAAGAACTTACAGATACGTATACAAACATGGCGGGACACGTAGAGGAATTTGCTAGCAAAACAGAGTTAGGTGAAATTTACTCATCGTTAGTCCCTCAAATGTTAGAAATGGAAGAATACATTAGAGTGCGGGGTGGTGAACTGTGGAATGATTTTGTAAAAGAAACTGCTAAACCTAAAGATAAGGAGTTTAAAGCAAACTCTTTTACAAGCAAACCAAAAAAAGAGTTTAACAATAAAACATACCCTTTAACGGGACTTGAAGTAGGCTACGAAGGTGTATTATCTAAAGCATTAACTGTTCCTATGCTTGCTGCATTTAGAGACTTTGTTCAAGTTGAAGGTAAAGAAGCTGAATGGACAATCAATATGACTCAATTTACAGAGTTGTTTGAGAGTGCTTCAGAGGCTATACTGGATGATATGAGAAGTTATGGGCAGACTTGTGAGTGGAACTCAAATAGCATGGGTAGATCTGAACAATTCTACAAAGCAATTCACAAAACAATTCAACTACATACAAGGAAATAACAAATAATGAAATCAACCTCAAAAGAAATTTTTAACACATTACTTAATGATAAAAAAGTAAAAGCTACTACAGGCGATGATACTAGTTTTGAATATACAAAGATACCTTTTAATATTCCACAACTAGATAAGATCACAAACGGCGGCATACCTAGAAAAAGATTTACCTTATTATTTGGTGGATTTTCATCAGGTAAGTCTTACGTTGCTTCACAACTGTGCAAAACTGTACAAGAAGAAGGTGGAGTAGCTGTGTGGGTTGATTTAGAAAAATCATGGGATAGTGACTGGATGACTAAGAGCGGATTAAAAACCAAAGAAATGGTGGTATATAATCCTGATACATCGGAAGAAGCATTTAAAGCAGTAAGGAACTCTTTACAAGCTGGTGCAGACATTGTGGTAATTGATAGTGTAGCTGGTTTAGTACCAGCAGATATCTTTACTCATGAAGATGGTATTGGTCACAGTCCTATCGCATGGCAATCTAGAACTTGGAACCAAATGTTGATGAGACTTATACCTGAGTTAAAACATGGTGGGGCTTTAGTTGCGATTAATCAGACTAGAGGCACTATGGGTAATGTTCAGATGATGGACACTATGCCCGGTGGAGAAGGTCAGAAATACTTTACACATTGCTGTATGCATTTTACAAGAGGTTCTTGGCTAACTAAACCCGGCAAGAGTAACTCAAAGAACATGGCAGATAGGATGGGGTTTGAGATAAACGCTAGACTATTAAAAGATAAGTTTGGTGGGGAAAAGTTTGAACAAGCAATCATACCATTTAAGTTTGATGGTGGTATAGATATGGTAGAAACGTATATTAGAGTTGCATTAGAAGAAGGCATTGTAGAACAAAGCGGTGCTATGTATTATTATAAAGATCAAAATTTTAGGGGTATGAACGCAATAGTTACATGGTTCAAAGAAAACCCTGATAAATATGAGGAGCTTGTAGATGCCACGAAAGAGTCATACCTTACAGGAGACTCTGATAGCTAGAGTCTTAGATGAAGTAGGATTAAGATACACATGGCAAACGCCTGTAGGTAAATATATACCTGACTTCATAATTACTGAGATTGATGTTATAATAGAAGCAGATGGTCCGTTTGGGCACTTTGCAAAAAGAGATGCATTACGAGATGACTATTTAAAAGAAGCAGGATTTGAAATAGTACATATCAAAGAAAAAACTTATACAGATATAAAGGCAAAGATATGGCAGGCATTGAAGCTATAAATAATTTAAATACGACTAAGAAAGTTAAAAGAACTAAAAATCAAGACAGATGGTTATTAAAATCTATAGATAATGTTCTTGAAAGAAAAAATAGCCCCCCATCAAAAGGTAAGTTTTATCCATCAGTATTTGGAAACCCTTGTGATAAATATTTATACATGGCATACAACGGACTTCTAGACTGGGATACTATAAAACCTAGAATACAAAGAATATTTGATCATGGTGGTACGTTTGAAGGGCGTATGAAAAAGTATCTAGAGAAAGCAGAGTTATATATAGACGATGAAGTATCTATAAAAAATGAAGATCCACCTATATCAGGGAGAATTGACTTCATAATTAAGCATGATAAATATGAAGAAGCTTTACTAGAACTTAAAACAATTAAAGATGAAGACTATAAAGAATTAAAAGAAGCCCCGAAACACGAACATTTTATACAACTACAAATATATCTTAACTTAACTGATAAAGATTACGGTGTGGTTATGTATGAAAACAAGAATGACCAAAACCTAAAAGCATTTAAAGTTGACAGGGATAAAAAAGTATGGGAAGATATACTTGATAGATGTAAAAAAATAATGACAATGACCATAGAGCCTGAAAATTGTACAGGAATGTGGTATTGTAAATGTAAAAACAGGAGGACATAATGGAAAAACGATGGAGTTATCAAGATGCAATTGCTTTTGCAAAGCGAGAACGTAAAGATCATCCTGTTCCATGGGTAGAAATAAACCAAAATGCTGATGAGACTTTAGATTTTGGTGAGGTTAATAGTGCTAGTAACAAAGAGTTAGAAGCATATCTTGCGATCTATGGCGGAAACAAAGCTATCCTAGAACAAGTTGTAGCGAGCCATCAAATGAAATTAGGGGCGATGCAGGCACAGTTTGAAGAGGGATACAACGTAGCGTTTGCTCAAGTAATGCAAGATGCTGTTGGTAAAAAACCTACAAGAGATGAAGCACGCGGTATTATTATGAATACTAACAAAGGATTAGCCGAGCTATTTAAAAAAATGACTGAAATGGAAGCTGCAAAAACTTACGAGGAAGGCAGATTAAGATTATATACGCAGTGTTGGAACACTGTTTCTAGAATTGTTGCACTAAGGACTAAAGGAATTGACTAAAACTTAGTATAATAATAAAAGGAGAAGTATATTAATATGGGAAAATTTAGACCACAAATATTTTTAGCAATAGCATGCCTTACGATTTTATCAGTAGTAGGTTTATTTCATGAGATGCCAGAGGTATCCACTGCAACTATTGGCGGTATAATTGCATTAGGCATGAAAATATTAGAAGGAGAATAAACAAAGGGAGAAACTTATGACAAGTAAAGATATAGCAAAAGGAATAGTAAAGAGTTTACCAGTAGTAGGGGCACTTGCAGTAGGTGTAGGGGCAACTATAGCCGTATTTAAAAAAGACGCATTAGAAGATAAAGTCTTTGATAAATTGACATCTAGGCAGATCACTAAGGAAGACATACCTCTACAATAGAACTATGAAACATTTAGGTCTAGACACGTCTAGTAAAGCAATTCATATTGTTATACTAGATGAAAATGAAAATTTACTTAACATTTACAAAGCCGATTGTAATACTAAAAAAACATTTAAAGATAGATTTCCAGAACTAATGGATAACTTTGCTAGAATATTAGTAGAAGAGATCGACATAGATACTGTAGATTACGCTGTAATTGAAGAACCCATATTTGCACAGAATAGAAATGTAGTGCGTACTTTATCAGAAGTAGTGGGAGCTGTTTGGGGAACACTATGTTTAAGTGATATACCAACAACATTAGTTGATAATGGTACTTGGAAGAAACAAATATTAGGTAGCGGTAAAGCTACAAAAGATGATATACTAGAATATGCAATAGAAAAGTGGGGGGACAAGTTCCCCGAACAAGATTATGCTGATGCAGCTTGCGTTGCATTATACTCAGTGAAGGAGAATAGAAATGGCAGCACCTAAAGGTTATAAAAAAACTACAGGTCAAAAGAATAAAACATATTTTTATGATACACCTGAACCCAAAGATAACAAGATAGAAGATAAGTTACCTAAAGGCATGACTGCTGAAGAGTTCAAAGCAAAGTATGCTAAGGTTGTGTGGTGTGATTATTATAAATGTATACACAATGTACAAACTGAAGGAGCTAAACGAACTATAGCAACTTTATTAGAAAACCCTGAATACAAACCTCTTGGTCCAAAGGATGCAATGATAAGAGGTGTATGTAGCAGAGCTGAGATAGGTATTAAATTTAAAGAGATAAGCACAACGGGTGGCGTAAAACATAAAGTTCCAGAGTGTTTTAATGCTGCTGGTAATAAAAACAAAGGCGGCATGGATTTTAGTAAATTGTTACAATCAGATGGAAGCCCGCATGGAGGAAGCATTGAATCAGGAAACGCTGATACCGGATGGTCCAATGCTGCATACATGTAATGCCTAAGAAGTTTTCAAAAACTGTAAAAGACAGGGCTTTTAAATTATATTTAGCAGATGAGTATTCTGCTAAAGAGATAGCTCAACAAATTTCTGCAGAGCATAAAGTAGTTGTTAATGAACAAACTATATACGCGTGGGTTAGACAAGATGATTGGAAAACTAAAAAAGCAGAGACACAGGCTAAAGCTATGGAAAAAGTGCAGGAGACTGAATCAAACAAACTTGCTAAAATGCAAGATGAACATCAAGCATTATATAAAGGTATAAGAGATAAAGCTGGCGTAGAATTAAATTCATTGGTTTTTGAAAGAGCTTTTGATGCGGTGAAAGCGTTAGACATAGGAATACAAGGTGAGAGACAGGTTGCTGAGGGATTAATAAACGTACAGTTTGTTCAAGACGTAGTTAGTATTTTAGTAGAAGAAATAGAAGATCCAGAGTTAATTAAAAAAATAGCGGCTAAATTAAAAGTGCTGATGGCATCAAAAGATAATGAGTGACGAATTAACAACATATGAAAAAGCATTTGAACTACTTGCAGATAAACTAGAAAAAAGTAATAAATATAAAGTAGGTAGTTTTTGGGAGTTTACTAGGGACATCTGGTCTCAAGGATTTGAGCACCCAGAATATTTTCAAGCATGGCATGTAGGTAGATTAACTGAAGAAGTAGAAAAATGCATTGAAGATGGGCTTAACTATTTAGCTATATTACCAAGAGCACATTTTAAATCTACTATATTAGGACATGCTTTTAGTATTTGGAGAAGTTTAAAAATTCAAGGCAGTGCGAATATATTATATTTATCTTATAGTGATACTATGGCTAAGTATCACATATCTGAAATAAACAAAGA